CCCGTGGGACGGCATGTCCGACGATGACCGCTCCTACTGGGAGCACCAGGCCCGAGCGGTCCGTCGTGCGGTCGCCCGGGATGGCTTCAAGGCCGAAGAGGCGGTGACCTCATGACCGCCGTCAACCCGCTCCTCGCTGCCGCGATCGCCGAGCAGGGCATCCCGCTGACCGCCGACCTGGCGCCGTCAGCCCGCGTGGCTGAGACCACCGCCCGTGCTGAGCGGCGCATGGAGAAGTGCCGGAAGCGCGACCGGGCTGACCTGGTCGACCTGGAGTTCATGAAGAACGACGTGCTCAACCTTGCCGCCGAGCTGGCAGCGGTCCGCGCCGAGTTGGACCGCCGCACTGAGCACCTCGCCTTCCTGGAGCGGAACACGCTGCCGGAGTTGCGCCGCACGATCCAGCACCACGAGGACGGCAAGAAGCGCTGGCGGGACCGGGCGGAGAAGGCCGAGGCCCGCGTGCGCGAGCTGGAGCGGCCGGCCGTCGAGGCAAAGCGCAACGAGATCCGCAGCAGCTACGTCGAGCTGATCTCTCAGGCCGAGCAGGACCGCGACCACGAGGGCGCCGCCCAGGTGACGCAGCTCCTCGCCGACGCCGAGGCCATGTGGCGCCGCAACGACGAGGAGGCGGCGTCATGACCTTCACCCCGAAGCGCTTCCAGACCGTCGCCCCGCCCATCACCCGCGCGGACGTGCCGCTGTCGACGCTGGCCGCCGACATGAAGCAGCTGGTCGCCAGGCAGCGGGCCTGTCAGCTCCTCGCCGACGCGGCCGACCACAGCAACTCCCCGTCGGACCGGATCGCTTACGCCCTCGACGCCTGGCTGATCACCCACCCGGAGGCCCCGGTCTCCACCCTCGCCGACTATCCCGACTGGACGCCCGGAGGCACCTCGTGACCGCGAAGATCATCGGCGGGATCACCTTCGACCTGGCCGACGGGCCGATCCGCACGAAGTACGGCCGCGGCCAGTACGACGGCAAGCAGACCGCCTGGCTCGTCCTCGGCGAGGGTCGCGACGCCATCAACATCAGCATCACCGGCACCCCGGCCCACGTCCTCGCCGAGCTGCAGGAGGCGGTCGCTGAGCTCGCCGCCGAGGCCGAGCGCCAGCAGCGTCTCGCAGCACTTCCCGAGGTGGCGTGATGACCATCCTCCTCGACGGCACGGAGATCGACCTCGACGAGGTTCAGGTCGCGGTGGACGGCAGCTGGTGGCTGTGGACGTGCGAACACACGGAGGCCGGCGACCCGCTGATGCAGCGCATCGACGACGACGGGAACGGCCTGGTGTTGCCGCTGTTCGCGGTGGCCCGCGACCACGGCCCGGTCACCGCCCTTCGAAAGCCGACAACGGCCGCCATGTACCGGCAAGTCCTGGAGGCGGCGTGATGGCCGAGACGACAGCGTGCGCGGACTGCCGCGAGATGGCCGCCAACCGGCCCTGGGTGCTCCGTGCTATCGGTCACCCGGACTGCGTGGCTGTGATCCGCGCCGAGCAGCTCGCGGCCCGCAAGTTCTGGATCCGCGTCAACCCGCAGGGCTGCGTGATGGGTTCGGCGCTCGGCGAGTACATCGGTCCGCTCGCCGAGGACGCGCACAAGGAGTTCACGCCCAAGGTCCCCGACCGGCGCCGCGAGGCCGCCGAGGGCTGGAGGCACGAGCTCGTCGGCCACGACGAGTGGAAACGGCGCGCGGAGCCGTGCTTGCGCGGCCGATGCACGCACCGACAGCAGGCCGTCTCGTGACCGCCCCGCTCCCGTCGCGCCTGTCGCCGATCGCGGGCCTGGCACTCGCGGCCCGACGCCTCTACATCCGCCAGGCCAGTACCGAGATCCACCGCCTGGAAGCCCTGCTCGCCACCGAACTCGACCTCAACCGCCGCCTGAAGGAGGAGCAGCAGTGAGCACCGTCGACACCGTCCGCAGCGTCATCTCCCACCGCGGCAAGTCCTGCCTCGAACTGCACCGCCTCCTCGGTGAACTCCAGCGCGAGGTGAACCACCTGGCGCCACGGGCCGAGCAGGCGACTGCGCTGGAGGAGCGTCTCGACGGGCAGGCCCGCACGATCCGCAGCTTCCGCGAGCAGCTGGCCGAGGCGAAGCAGATCCGGGCCAACGTGAACGCGAAGGCAGGAAGGGTCGATGAGGCGGAAGCGCGGGCCGCGGACCTGGAGCGGTTGCTCGCCGAGCAGACGGCCGAACTGCTGGCGCTGCGGGCGTTCAAGGCGAACGTCACCTCCGTCATCCCGCTGGCCCACCAGGGACCCGCCGCCCCGCTGGCCGATCGCTTCGAGGCGGGCACGCCGGTCCGGCTCGGCGCCTCACCGCTGGCCGTCACCGACCCCGGCCACGGCACCAACGCCGACACCCAGCCGATCCCGCTGATCGCCGAGCCCGCCACCCCTTGATCGTCCGGCCGGGCGGTGGCTCGTCCTGCCCGGCCGGCGCCCAACGCAGAAACCCCGCCCGGGGTTAGCGGGCGGGATTCACCAACCAGCATCCCACGGAAGGGAAAACCCCATGTCCGTCGACACCATCGCCTACACGATGCGCGGCCGAAAGGGCCAGTCCTACGAGGTCACCGGCGCAGTGCAGGTAGCGCCCGGCCTGGTCGTGTTCCGCGTCCCCGGCGACCTCGACCTGAACAACCCGGCCCGCTGGAACATCGGCCACCACTCCGGCCTCGTCGTCGCCGAAGCGATGACCCGCCAGTTCGCGATGGCCGGAGCCGCGGCCATCGCCCCGCTCTACGACTGGACCCGCGACGTCGACGACCTCAACGGGGAGATCGACCACAGCCGGGTGCTGTCGACCCTCGGCAGCAAGCACTGCGGCCCGGTCCACAGCCACGACTACCTGCGCGGCGACGTCTCCCACAACGGCACGTACACCGACGCCGACATCGAGAAGGCTGCCGCCGAATCGGACGGCATGAGCGCCTACGACATCTTGCTCGGCATGGCGCACACCGTCCCGTGGATGGGCCTCGACACGAACGACTTCAACAAGGCTCACGACCGGATCGTCGCCCTCGCCGACGCCGACTGACCAACCACCCCCATAGCGCGGCGTCGAGCCTGCTTCCCCCAGCCGCTCCGCCGCAGCCGAGGCCTCCGCCCCGACACCCCCCTGACGGGGCGGAGGTCCTCGGCACCCCACACCCGACTGGAGCACCTCATGTACCTCACTCGCACCTTCGGCCGCTGGCAGTTGGAGCTGTACCAGCGGGCGATCCACCTCACCCGGCAGCCCGACCCGAACTGCCTGGAGTGTCGCGGCGACCTGGGCGGCTGGCCGCTCGGCAACCGACGAGACGACTGGTCGGACTGCGCCTGCATCGACCAGCTCCGCACCTGGCGCCTGCCGATCTGGCCCCGCCGGACCACCACCCGAGAGGACGTCCCGTTCTGATGGCCAGCAACCAGCAGCCGCTGCGCTGCACCCGCTGCGGCGACGAGGACGGCCCGTTCGTCCCCGAGGCCGGCCTGTGTGAGGACTGCGAGCGCCTCGTCCCTGGGGACGGTGCCGCATGACCGCCGCGGTGGAGGTCGAGGCCCCGCAGATCATCGACGGCCTGTCCGCCGAGGCGTACCACGCAGACCGCGCGTCGATCTCCTCGTCCGGCCTGCGCGCCCTTCTCAACCCGGGCTGCCCCGCCCAGTTCAAGTACGACCGCGACCACCCGCAGCCCCACAAGAAGGAGTTCGACCTCGGGCACGCCGCCCACCTGCTCGTGCTGGGAGAGGGCCCGGAGCTGGAGGTCATCGACTTCCCGGACTGGCGGAAGAAGGACGCCCAGATCCAGCGCGACGAGGCGTACCTCGCCGACAAGATCCCGCTCCTCACCAAGGACCACGACATGGTCCAGGCGATGGCCGAGGCGATCCGCCGGCACCCCATCGCCGGCCCGCTGTTCACGCCGGGCCAGGGCCTCGCCGAGCAGTCGATCTACTGGACCGATCCGGCGACCGGCGTCCGCTGCCGGGTCCGCCCGGACTGGCTCCGCGGTCCGATCGTCGTCGACTACAAGACGATCAAGGACGCGGCGCCGGACACCGTCTCCCGCGCCATCAAGGACCGCAGCTACCACCAGCAGGACGCCTTCTACATCGACGGCGTTGAGGCCGCCGGCCTCGCCCCGGACGGCGCCCGGTTCGTCTTCGTCTTCCAGTCGAAGATCGCGCCCTACCTGATCACGGTCCGCGAACTCACCGACCAGGACCGCGACATCGGCCGCGCCCGCAACGACCGGGCCCTGCGCATCTACGCCGAGTGCGAGTCCACCGGCATCTGGCCCGACTGGACCGGACCCGTCACCGAAATCCCCCAGATCGGAATGCCGAGCTGGGACACCCTCCGACAAGCAGAGGAATACCTCACGTGAGCACCGAGATCGCCACCCGCGACGAAGAGACCGCAGCGGTCGTCGCCCACCCCAACACCAGCCCGACCACCGAGTCGGAGCTGGAAGCGTGGGCCCGCGACGCCATCGCCATCTCACAGATCGCCGCGAACATCGCCAACACCAGCCTCGCCGGCCAGTACCGCGGGAAGCCGGACGAGGTCACCGCGGTGATCCTGGCCGGGCACGAGCTGGGCCTGAAGCCGATGACGTCCCTCAAGTCCATCGACGTGATCCAGCAGCAGCCCGCCCTGCGAGCGCACGCCATGCGCGGACTACTCCAGTCCAAGGGCCACGAGATCGAGCTGGTCGAGTCCGACGACACCCACTGCATCATGCGGGGCCGACGCAAGGGTGCCACCGACTGGCAGACCGTCGTCTGGGACATCCCACGCGCTCGACTGCTGGGCCTTCTCGGCAAGGACCAGTGGAAGAAGCAGCCGAAGACCATGCTGATCAACCGGGCCACCGGCGAGATCTGCCGCCTCGTCGCCGCCGACGCCCTGCACGGCATGCCCTACGCCGCGGAAGAACTCGACGGCTACGTCCACGGCGAGGCTGTCCAGCAGAAGCGCGCCCCGCTGTCCGTCGCCGCCCTCACCGGCGCCCCCACCCCGGAGCCGGCCGCCACCGCAGACGTGGTGGACGTCGACACCGACGACGAGCATGCCGCCGCCGTCCGCGAGTTGCGGGACTTCGGCGCCGACCAGGGGATCACGGACGACGTCGACACCCTCGCCTACGAGGCGCTCGGCGCCCCGCTGGAGCACGTCTCCGCGCAGGCCATCCGCGACCTCACCGCCAAGCTCCGCGCCGCCGCAGCCCAGAAGGCAGGTGCCGCATGAGCACCAACCAGACCGAACCTGCGGCAACACCGGCACCGGCTGACGACCCGTGGACGCAGGCGGAGGAGGCTGCAGCCCGCGAACCGTGGGGGCCCGGCGTCACCCGCGAGCAGGCCATGGCCAACGTCGTCACCCTGCACATCGCCGAAGCGCTTCTCGACGGCAAGTCCGAAGAGGTCCGCACCTGGGCCCGCGGCCTCGCCCACGAACTGCAGCGCGAACGCATCGACCTGCTCGACGAGATCGGGCGGCATCTCCAGCGCATGGCCCTCGGCCACCCCGACGTCCCGTTCTAACCAGCCCCGTTCGGCGGCCGGCCGCACCCGTAATGCGGCCGGCCGCCACCAGCCAAGAACACCACAGCCACGAGGAGCCCGCCATGGCCCGCAAGCTGACACCCGCCGAACGTCTCGCCTCCGCCGAGAAGGATCTCCTGCTGGAGGAGCTCGCCGACCAGTCCTCGTGGGACCAGTTCCTCGTCGAGCAGGCCGTCTTTCACTTCGGCCAGCGCCACGACGAGTGGTCCTGCAACGACCTTCGCGACGTCCTGCCCGAGCTCGGCCACGGGTTCCTCGGCGCCGCGATCAACTCGCTGCGCACCGGCGGGGTCATCGAGCACACCGACCGCATGGTGCCGTCCACGCAGCCCAACACGCACGCCCACCGGATCGCAGTCTGGCGGCTGACGGCCAAGGGGCGAGGCATCGCAGCCGCCCGCCGGGCCGCCGCCCAGACCGCCAGCGACCAGCGGAGCGCGGCATGAAGCGCCTCACCTTCACCCAGGCGTACCTGGCCCTGATCGCCGCGGGTGCCGTCGTCGGCGCCCTGACCGCAGCCGTGACCGTCGTCGTCGAGCAGCTGACCGGGAGGCGGACGTGAGCCCCGACCCGAGCCTGCCGCCGGTCGTCGGCTGGTTCGTCAACCTCGTCGCCACCTACGGAGTCCTCCCCGTGATCTTCGTGGGGAGCGGGCTGATCCTCACCGTCTGGACCGGCCTCGGCACCCTCCTCGACCAGGCCGAACGCCGACGCGAAGAACGCCGCATCCCCCACGCCATCCACCAACTCGAACTCTTCGCCAACGACCCCGACAACCAGCGGAAGGAGAAGCCGTGACCAGGTCCGCCATTCCCGCCGAAGCCTTCGAGCACGGGGACCCGCGCCGCTACCGCCGCGGATGCAAGTGCCGCGCCTGCACGGACGGAATCAGCACCGAAGTCCGTCGGGGCCGCTTCCTGCGCGCAACCGGACGCGGACGATCAACCACGCCCGAGCGCGCCGCACGTCACGTCGCCCACCTTCGCAACGCCGGCATGCCCGACAGGGAGATCATGACCGACGCGCTCATCGGCCAAGACGTGCTGTACCGGATCGTTCGACAGGAAGGAACCATCCACCGCAGCACCGAGATCCGCGTCCTCGCCGTCAGGCCGCGCGCCACCGAACTCGCAGGCTCCGGCCACCGCATTCCAGGCATCGGAACCGTCCGACGCCTACGCGCACTGGCCGCCGACGGATGGACCGCCGCCGAGCTCGGCCAACGCTGCGGCAAGCACAAGCAGTTCATCGTCCACCTGCAGAACCAGACCGGCGAGATCACTGTCCGTCGCTGGGTTGCCACTTACGTCAACAAGCTCTACACGGAGCTCGCTCACCTCAAGCCGGAAGACAACGGCGTAGCCGCCCACTTCGCGCAGAGGACACGCGACCGGGCCGCCGCAAAGGGCTGGATGGGCACCGCCTGGTGGGACGAAGAGAGCCTCGACGACCCGGACTTCGACCCGGCCGCCGCCCTCGCCGAACCCAGCTTCCTCGACCGGGCCACCCTCCGCCGCGAGGAGATCATCCACCTGGCCTGGCACGGCGAGACCCCCGACCAGATCGTCGCTCGACTGGGCGGCGAGATGTCGATCTCCACCGTCCGGCAGATCGTCCAGGACTGGCGCACCGGACAGAAGCGGCAGCGGACGGCGGCGATCGCATGAGCGCCACCGGCCACCCCCGCGCTGGCCCGTCAACTCCGCTTGCAGCCGGGTCTCTTGCGGGTGAAACGGCACCCGCAGACGGCCAGAACGCAGCCACCTAGAGGCACACATCCACGACGAGCCAGCGCCAGCGCTAACCCGGACATGACCAAGGCCCCGCCGAGGCAGGGCCGGAGGAGGAGGGGACGTGCGATCAGAGAACGTCGTCGCCGGTGTCGCCGCCGAGGTGCTTGAGCCGGCGCTGCATGGCCTGCTGCTTGCGCCAGGCAGCGACGCGGGCGTGCGCATGCCGGCGCAGGTCGTCGGCTCGCGACGTTCCCTCCGCTGCGCACAGCTCCCCGTATGCGGTCCACGTCTCGTCGTCGATGCGGACTACGCGGCCGGGGGTTCCCTTCGTCGTCATGTCGACAGCGTAGCTGACCGTGCACTGACTAGGCACCACCCTGTTACAGAGTGGCTGCACATTGACCTACTGGTGACCGGTCACCCTGGGGTACCGTTCAAGAGTGCCGCGGCGGCACCCAAGCGTTCCAACAGGCCGCCGTAAGGGCTTGGTTCCGTGCGTTCAAAAGCCCCCAACCAGCCTTCTCCGAAAGAAGATCAATGGCCGTCTCTAAGCGCCTTCGCTACGAGATCCTCCGCAGGGATCAGCACACCTGCCGCTACTGCGGAGCGTCCGCCCCGGCGGTCCCGCTGCGCGTCGATCACGTCACCCCCGTCGGGCTCGGCGGCACCGACACGCCCGGCAACCTCGTCACCAGCTGCGAGCCCTGCAACAGCGGCAAGAGCAGCGCCACCGTCGACTCCGCGGTCGTCGCGAACGTCAGCGACGACGCGCTCCGCTGGGCCGCCGCCATGAAGGTGGCGGCCGACAACCTCCTCGAGCAGGAGCGGCCCAAGAACGAGTACCGCGACGCATTCCTCGCCGAGTGGAATCGGTGGGGATACGGCAATGGAGAGGACCGGAAGGCCGCCGAGCTGCCCGGCGACTGGAAGACCAGCCTCGAGCGCTTCCGCATCGCTGGCGTGCCCGTATGGATGTGGGCAGACATCGTCGACGCATCGATGGGCAACGAGAAGGTCCTCGAGGTCAACAAGTTCAAGTACTGCTGCGGCATCGCCTGGAACCGAGTCACCGAACTCCAGGACGAAGCTCGGCGCATCGTCGGGGCCCGTCCGGCGCCAGCAGCTCTCGACAGCGGCAAGGCGGTGCTGGAGGCCGCGTTCGCGGTCTGGCATTGCGGCATGGCCGAGACCGACGAACCGGTGACCGCGCAGCAGGAAGACGAATTCCGACGCAGCCTGGCCGGACAATCCGACCGGTCCATGTCGGAACCCGAGCGGATCATCGGCGCCGCCCTGCATGCCACCTACTTCGGCATGTGCGACATCGCCGAGGCGCTCCGCGACATGGACCGGGACGCCGTCTGGACCGCGTGGCACGCAGCGTGGCCCACCATCTACGTCCCGAGCAACGACCCGAACGAACCGTGGGGTGGCAAGACGACCGGTGGCCCCACCGATGACCAGATCGAATGGGTCAAGCGTCAGATCGATGCCCTCCTCGACGCAAACGTCTATGTTCGGCGCCTCGTTCGGGCGGCCAGTCACGCCGGTACCCACAAGTCCGCTCGCATCTATCTCGGCCTTTCCGAAGAGGAGCTCAAGACGACCGGCGTCGTCGACTGGCACTCCCAGGCGTCGGAGATCTGGCGCGTGGCTTTCATGGCGTCAGGCATGAGCGAGCCGACCGCTGAAGAGCGCGAGGCGTTCTTTGCCAGCCTCCTCCGGATCAGCGGAGACGGCGTCTTCTATCTCGCCGATGTGTACGACGCAGCGGCAGCCGCCGGCAGCTACAAGGATCCGGACCTGTCCACGTGTCTCACGCGGCACCTCTCCGTATTCGAGGCAGCGGCGCTGCCGCTGGGCGGTGAGAACTGATGGCCCGCATCCGTTCCATCAAGCCGGAGCTGCGTACCTCCATCACGGTGTCCATGTGGCCGCGCGAGGTCCGCTACTTCTTCATCCTGATCTGGGGCTACCTCGACGACTACGGCCGCGGCGTCGACGACGAACTCCTTATCGCCTCCGACTGCTTCCCCCGCGACCGTGACGTCACCCCCGAGGTCGTCGACGGCTGGCTGGAGACCATCGCCGAGGCCGGCCCGCTGTGCCGCTACGAGGTCGACGGTCGCCGCTTCCTGCACGCCCCGAACTGGCGTGAGCACCAGAAGCCGTCGCACCCCACCAGGTCGAAGATTCCGCCCTGCCCGGAGGACGAGCCGGAGGACTTCAAGAAGTGGCGCGAGGTCAATCCTCAGCGCCTCCGGAATCGCTCGCGAAAGTCTCGCGAGGGATTCGCGAAGATCCCCGAGGCCTCCGCAGGACCCTCCGGAGGCCTCTCCGGAGGCCCTTCCGAAGCCCCCGATGGCGGTCATGGGCATGTCGAACCGGCGCCTACCCCGGATGACACGGTCGAGCCCGCCGAGGGTGAAGAAACCCCAGCTCACGCCTGGTACGACGACGCTCCCGAATCTCTCCCGAACTCCTCTGGAAACGCTCCGGAGCATTTCGTCCCTGAGCAAGGGAGCAAGGGAGCTAGGGAGCAAGGGAGCAAGGGAGAGGGGGGTGTGGGGGGAAACGGTCGTCGCGAAGCCGACCGGCAGTCCCCGCCGCCCGCCGGTCGGCCTGACGGCCTCCACCTCATCCCCGACGACTTTCACCTGAACGACACGATGCGCCGCTGGGTCGTCAGCACCTTCCCCGGACTCGACCCCGACTTCGAAACCGAACAGTTCATCTCCCACTTCCGTGCCGAGGGTCGCCGCAAGAGGAACTGGCACGACGCCTGGCAGAAGTGGATCCGCGACTCCGCGCAGTACGCCTCCAAGCGCGCCCGTCAAACCCTTCCTGTCGCAGCCGGAGCCGAGAACGTCATCGACTTCGCTCGCCCCTCCACCGCCGATCGTCGCTTCGCCGGCGCGATGGAACTCGCCGCCCGCCTCGCCCAAGAGGACTCACAGAAATGAATCGATCAGAAGCAGCACTGCTGCTCGGCCACTGTGCCGCCTTCGACAACCGCACCGTGGGGGAGGCCGACGCCACGGCCTGGGCTTCAGCCCTCCATGACGTGCCCTACGACAGCGATGCTCGAGCTGCAGTCGCCGCCTTCTACGGCACTCCGCCCAAGGACCCCAGCCAGCGGCTGTGGATCCAGCCGCACAACGTCCGCACCGGCCGCAGCAGGATTCGCTCCGCCCGGCTGGAGAACTTCCAGTACGAACCGCTGCCGGACGAGACCCCGGCGGAGTTCCTGGCCCGCTACAAGGGCCAGGTCCAGGCGATCGCCTCCGGCCGCGTTGCTGCCCCGACTGGCCAGCCGGCGCTCGATGGCGGGCCGTCCCGGGAGTTCATGCGGGAGCTCGAGGCCCGCGGCTGGGAAGGCAACCGCACCGTCGACGACGAGACGCCCGTCGAGGTCGAACTCATCGACACGGTCCGCCGGTCCGGCCCGCTCGGCATCGAATGCCCGGCCTGCCATGCGGCGATAGGGAAGCCGTGCAAGGCGCCCGGCGCCTCAGAGAAGCAGCCGATGGGCAAGCCCCGCCTCAAGCCGCACACCGCCCGGCTGCGGGCCGCCAACGGCGAGTCGGAACTCACCGCCGCTCAGCTGGCGAGCCAGGAGCGGGCGATCAAAGCCCGGTCCGCCGCCTACCTCGCCCGCGAAGCCGACGACATCCCCGACGCCGTGATCATCGACGAGGAGGCCTCGTGACCGCCGCCGACTGGACGCCCGCACCCACCGACATCGCCGCCGTCCGAGAAGCCCGCCGCAACGGCAGCCTCCGCGAACAACTCCGCCAGCAGATCGGCGAAGGCCGTGCCCGCCTCGACACCGTCTCGCCGCAGCGCTGGTCGAACGGCATCCGCCGCGACCTCAACGGGACCACCTGCCCGCACTGCCAGGCCGGCCCCGACCAGCGCTGCCACCTCCGCACCCGCGACCAGACGCTCCCGCAGCCGCACCAGCAGCGGGTCGCCCTGTGGGCGCAGACCGTCGCCTGCTGCACCACCTGCCAAGCCGCACCCGGCCAGCGCTGCCACCTCGACGGCATGCCGCTCCCCGCCGGAACCGTCCACCCCGCCCGCCATCAGGACGCCGAAAGGACCGCCGCATGACCCCCTACGAGCGCCTGATGGCGGAGGCGCTGCCGACCGGCACCTTCGGGCACGCCGAATCCGTCAGCCCCCGGCCGGCCGAGCAGGTCTCCCTGTGGACGCCCGCCGAGCAGGCCGACCACGTTGCCGCCCTCGAAGCCGAGTTGGACCGGCTCGAAGGCCGCGGCACCGGCAAGCCGAAGCTGCGCCTCATCGAAGGCCAGGCCGCCTGACCTCGCCCGTTGACCCCCGCTCAGGCCCCGCTGCCTGACCCCCGTTCCGCCACCCCCCACCACCCACCCACCCCGACACACCGAAAGACGCAGGTCACACCATGACTGAACAGCAGCTCGCCACCGCGATCTACGACTCGCTCGCCGAGTTCCAGATGACCGCCCAACTCTCCAGCCTCCAGCACGCCCAGATGCGGCAGTACCTCGCCGAGCACCTGGCGGCCGCCCTGCATGCCGCTCCCGCCATCCGGGCTCAGATCGCGGACGAGGTCGTCGAATGGAGCGGCCAGCAGATCGGCGTGCACGTCCCGACCGTCGACGCGATCGCCGACCTTCTGCGCGGCGCCGAGACGCACGTCGTCGCCGACGACAGCGACGACCCCGAGCACGTCGACGACTGCCCCGGCTGCGCTGCGTTCACCCTCACCGGCCACCGCGCCGCACCCTCGCAGCCCGCTGTCTGACCGTCTGCCGCGGCTACCCGGACACGGGACACCCGTTGACCATCGCCCGCTCCTGACCCGCTGACCAACACGGAGACGACCATGACCGAACGCCACGTGGTGATGTGGTCCGGAGGCATCACCTCCTGGGCCACCGCCCGCCACGTCATCGCCGAACACGGCACCGCCAACGTCACCCTGCTCTTCGCTGACACCCTCATCGAGGACCCGGACCTGTACGCGTTCAACGACGCGGCCAGCGCCCAACTCGGTCTGCCCATCACCCGCGTCGCCGACGGCCGTACCCCATGGCAGGTGTTCGAGGACAAGCGGTGGCTCGGCAACACCCGCATCGCCCAGTGCTCCCACGACCTCAAGCAGAAACCGTGCCGCGCCTGGCTCCAAGCGAACACCGACCCCGCCGGCACGACCGTGTACGTCGGCATCGACTGGACCGAGACCCACCGTCTGCCCGGCATCGTGGCCGGCTGGGCCCCCTGGACCGTCGACGCGCCACTGGCCCGGCCCCCGTACACCGACAAGCGAGCCCTTATCGCCGAGGCGAAGGCGGCCGGTCTACCGACGCCGCGGATGTACGACCTCGGCTTCGAGCACGCGAACTGCGGCGGGTCCTGCGTGAAGGGCGGCCAGGCCCAGTGGGTCCGGCTGCTGCGTGTCTTCCCCGACCGGTACGCCCGCGCTGAGGCCGCCGAGGTGAAGATGCGCGCCCTGCTCGGCAAGGACGTGTCGATCCTCCGCGACCGCACCGGCGGCACCACGACCCCGCTCACGCTCACCGCGCTGCGCCGGCGGGTCGAGGAGCAGCCGGACCAGCTCGACCTGTTCGACGAAGGCGGCTGCGGCTGCTTCACCGTCATCGCCGCGTGACCACCCGCAGGACGGGCCACCTGCCTGCCGCTAACAGGCGGGTGGCCCGCACCCGGCATCCCATCACAGCCCCCGACTTGGAGCCCCGCATGACCGACACCACCAACCCACAGGCCCGCCGCGACCGGTACGCCGCAGCGATCCGCGAGGCCGAGGGCTGGGTCCTCGACGGCGGACAGCACATGACCGACGCCGTCATGGCCGTCGCGGACGCCGAGCAGGCCGAACTCGGGGCGGAACTGGATGCGGCTGGGGAGGCCATCGCCAACCTCACCGTCCAGAACCGCAAGCTCGAAGACGACCTGGCAAAGCTCCGCGAGGTACTGCGCACGGAGAACGAGCGCGCCAACTCGGCGATCGACCGCGAGACGACCACCGAGGAAGCCGAGGAGGAGCACCGCCTCGCCCTGTCGCAGACGCTCGGCCTCGGCACCGGCGCACCGTGGGACGCGATCCGCGACCGGGCCGCCGAGCTGGCCGACGCCGTGCCCGTGTCCGGCCCGGGTGGTGCGGCCGACGAGACACAACAGCCCGTACCCGTCGACCGGGCTGCGATCGAAGCCGCCGCCCTCCGCAAAGCCGCCGACCGGTACGCCACCCTCGCCGACCAGAACGAGGCCTACGACCGCGAGCGCGGGGATCTCGACGAGGCGGCCCGCACCCAACACGAGGCCGTCCGGGATGTGGCGATCGGGCTGCGCCGCATGGCCGACGAGGTGCAGCAGTCGACGTCGTGCAGCGCCCGCCCCTGCAACGACGCCGCCGACGAACTCTGCGACGCGCACGCCCAGATCCGGTATCACGCGCTGGGCGAGCACACGTTCTGCGACCCGGACTGCGACGGCGAGCAGCCCGCCGTCGAGCCCGCCCCGCCGGTCGAGCCCGTCCCGCCCGTCGAGCACTGCATCCACGACCGGACCGTCCACCGCACCCGCCACAAGCAGGCGCCCGTCACCGGATGCCCCTGGTGCACCACGGCCGCCGCCGAGGGCCCGACCCCGTGACCGGCCAGCTCTTCGGTGAGGCGGTCGGTGTCCTGTTCGTCACCTGCCGCGCCCTCGCCTACTGGATCGCCGGCCTCGCGGCAGCCGTGACGGTGGGGTGCGTCGTCGTGGTGGCAGGCGTCGCGTGGGCGTGGCGACGGGCGTGGCGGGCCCTCAGTGGCCGTCTGACGGCCTTGCAGCCCTCGGAGGCACCGTTCCCGCCCGAACCGGCAGAACGGCGCTCAGAGCCTCAACCCCGCCCCGCGCCCTCCCGGGCCTACGACAAGGAAGCCGCATGACCACCGAACAGCCCTGCCCGTTCTGCGAGATCGTCGCCGGTCGCGCGCCCGCAAAGATCGTTGAGGAGTGGCCCGAGGCCATCGCGATCACCCCGCTCAACCCCGTCGTCGAAGGTCATGTGCTCGTCATCCCGCGTGCGCACGTCCCGGACTTCGTCGCCCACCCCGACATCTCGGCAGCGACGATGCTGTGCGCGGCCGAACTCGTCACCGGCATGGGCTCGTACAACCTGATCACCAGCAAGGGTCGGGCGGCCACACAGTCGGTGTTCCACCTGCACCTGCACCTCGTCCCCCGCGCCGAGGGTGACGGTCTCGCGCTGCCCTGGTACAGCGGGCGATCAAAGGCCGCCTCGTGACCGCCCCGCAGCCCCCGGTGTACCTGGACCCGGACATCGCCCAGATCCTCACCCGCTGCTACCCCGGCGAACGCAAACGCGCCGTCATCGCACGGGCGGTCCGGCTGCTCGCCGCAGCCGACGGGCACCTCCGGCCCGACGGGAAACCCAAGCTCCCGGGCCGGCCGGCGGGGAGGCGGACGTGAACGACGTCGACTGGACCGACCTCTGCCACCTCGGCGTCGAACACCTGGCCGCCGCCGCCCTGGAGCCACGGGACCTCGACCTCCGCGGGCAAGGGCTCACCGCCGTCCAGCTCCACACGATTCAGGACGTCGACACGACGGGGGAGTGGCTGTGAAATCCCTGACGGCCCGGCAGCGGGAGGTGCTGCTCCTCGCCGCCAACGGCAACAGCAACGCCACCATCGCCGCCTGGCGCGGCGTCACCCCGCACTCCGTCGCCGAGATCCTCACCGCCGCCTACCGCCGACTCGGCGCCACCGACCGCGCCCAGGCCGTCGCCATCGCCCTCGCAGTCGGCGAACTCGGCGTCCACCAGATCCACATCCCCGACCAGCAGCAGGAGCACGCCGCATGAACCCCAACGCCCGCGCCGAGATCAAAGCCCTGGCCGACGTCGCCAAGGAAGTCACCGATACATGCAAGGACGGCGACCCGGCCGCGCTGTTCATGGCCGGGCTGCTCTCCGGCCTCGCCATCGCCGTGAAGATCGACGAAGGATCCACGGCCGAGCGACAGCTGGAAGACCTCGACACCCGCCTCGCCGCCGCCGTCGGCCGCGCCTACCTGGCAGGCCAGATGCCCGCCACCAAGGGGGCGGCGAACAGCGGGCCGTCCGTCGCCGAAGTCGCACGGGACGACGCCGCCCACTGGAACGCCAAGTACGACCGCCCCTAGCCCAGCCCGCACAGCCCGCAAGGAGCCACCGCCGTGACCGACGCCCACGTCTGCGCTAGCTGCCACGCCAACCTCTGGGACACCGAACTCGCCGCCGGCCGCCGTGCCTGCTACCGCTGCGAGGACCAGGCCGCCGAACAACTCCACGCCATCCGCGGCATCTTCAAGCGCCTCGACAGCCTCGACGCCCTCACCAAGGTCACCGCAGGCAGCGACAGCCCCCGCGGCGCCAGCCGGGAAGCGCCCGCCCCGCTGCGCATCGCGATCCTCAACCAGACCGGACCCGGCGGCGTCGTCACCCAACTCCAGTCCGGCATCGAAGACTCCTGGCGCAAGACGCTCGGCTGGACCGTCGCCCCCACCCGCCGCCACAGCGACATCGACGGCATCACCGTCTTCCTGATCAACAACTTGCCGTGGGCCTGCGAGCGCTACGACGAAATCGCCGACGACCTCAAGACCATCGCCACCATCCACAGCACCCTCAACGGACTGGAGACCGGCGAACGACGACCCCGCAGCTTCGCCGCCTACTGCAACACCGAGGACTGCGGCGGCCAGATGTGGATCACAGTCAAGTCCAGCCGGGCCACCTGCTCCACCTGCGGAACTCGCTACGAGAAGGCCGACATCGGCGGACTGCGAACGGAACTCGACCCCGACCCCGTCCAACAGCCCGCAGCATGACGAACGCCCCCGCCGGAGTGATCCGGCGGGGGCGCTCTGTCGTGCTCAGACCTACTGGGCAGGCTGGCCGCTACCAGGACACATCTCCCGACTGCCCTGCGGCTGATGCGGTGCTGTCGGATCGCCCGGCTCCGCACCCCCGTAAGCCCCACACACCGGGCAGCAGGCTGAGCACTCGACAGGATCGACGTGATCGCGCATGAGCAGCTCCCTCAAACGACGGAACAGTGCATCGTGCGCAACCCACAGTGAGGCAGCCGGCAAGCCGCGGGAAGGGCTCAGACCAGGCGCACGAAGGCGCGCTCGCCGTTATGGAAGAACGCCGTCAGCCCGTGACTAGCCTTCTCCCCGGCGGCCGACCACACCTCGATGCGCTCCGTATCCACAGGCTCCGCCGCACCGATCAACCCAGCCAGCCACGCATCAGCCGGACCATCCACCGGCGCCGCCGAAAACGCCGGCGGACCAGCCTGCACCGCAGCCGTCGGCGAGTCATGCTTCGCACCATCCGCCAACTGCCCGATCACCTGCCAACGCAGCTCCCGGCCACCCACAGAAACAGCCAGAGCACACGGCTGCTTCACACCCTCCAACACCTCCACACGCTGCACACCAGGAGTGTTTTTGAGCAGGTCAACCAGGTAGTCGCGGTAATTCCTCGGGCGCATAAGGAGAGTCCTCTCGTGGTGGCCTAGGTCAGCCTAGGGGTGGATGAGCGGGCAGGAGGCGGAAGGGCAGGTGATGCGGGCGAGCCGCCAGCGGAGCCGGTATAGGGGGCCGGCTAACGCGGGAATCTGGTCAGCCAGGCAGGCAGCGGCTTGTCGTCCTGGCTGTAGTGCTGCAGCGCGTACTTGAAGCTCAGTAGGTCGACCTCGCGGACCGACTGCAGAGCCTCGGGATCCTCACGGCCGAGCTGCGCGAGCGTCTTCTGTCGCTGCTGCCGGTACACCTGCGGGCGCTTCCTCTCGAACTGCAGCAGCAGGCGGCGGAGCCGGTCGTCGGGGAGCTTGTCGGCCGCCGCGTACAGCCGCTTCAGATCCGGCGCCAAGTTGCTCTCGCGCGCGACCTCGCCCGCGCGAGCGGCAGCGAGCGCGGAGGAATGTTGGTCGCCAGCATCTTCTTGATCCGTACTTCGTAGGTCAGTACTTCCTGAAGAGGTACCGCCCGCCGACGTCCCGCTGACCGACGTGCCGCCAGCCGACGTACCGCGAGCGGTACCCCGGTCCTGCGGGACGTCGTAGATCTCCAGCACGGTCACGAACCTGCCCCTCGCCGCCTTCTCCTTCCGCCGGATGATGTAGCCGGCCGCCTCCAGCTCGGCGAACGCGGAACGCAGTCCACGCCTGCCCTCGCCCACGACGTCCCCGCGGTGCCGACGGGCCCGATCCGACAAGGCGTCGGCGTTCGTCTCCCAACCCTCGGGACGGGTGAGCAGCTCGGCCAGCACGCCACGCGCGCAGTACGTCAACCGGTCATCCCGCAGCGTGGCGTTCGGAAGGATCGTGAAGTTGTCGGCCGGACGCGACCGACGGATCTTCAGCATTCGCTCCACCTCACGGCATGAGCGCGCGCCAAAAGAATCATGAGAGTCCTAGGTGTTGCGCGGACGGCAACGCCCGCTGATCTGCGAAGCGGCCGGACGATGATCCGTCCGGCCGCTGTTGTTGCCGTGGGCTGCCAGGTGGCTACGCCGCTGCGGCGAGGTCCGTTAGCTCGAACGGCGCAGGGAGGGGCGG